TCATAGTCGGAGGAATCCGACTTTTTTTATTTTGTACGTGAAATGAGTTCTCCTGATTTATACGCCTCAGCAAATTCAACCAAAGCTACTGCCTTCATTCTGTCTTTTTCTCTATCCCACGCTCTAAACTTCGGTATCATTCGCTGTCCTCCTCGTATTTTTCAATCAATTCCATTACTTTTTTCACTATTTCAAACTCAACCGCTTTTGATTCTTCGAAATCATGAACAATTTCTGGAAACAGTACATCATCAACTACCCACAAAATAATCTGGCGCTTTCCACCAAAATTTATGATTAGATGGTCCGATTCCACAGATAGTGTTGCTCCTGATTCGATATCATATAAATCCATGCTGAATTGAACGAGTTTTTTTATCATTTGCTGTNCTCCTCGAAATACTCTTCTAATATTTCTTTATACTTCTCTACAAATTTGAAACGATCTTGATGAAGTTTCTTGCTCCAATTTGTTTGCCGATCCAGCTCACGCATCTGATCGAACCCTTTTTGAATTTCGTTGTAATAAAATTCAATGTTTGCTGCTGCTTTCCAATGCCTGCTACTTCGCACTCCTGCTCCTGTTTCAGCCATTTCTAACTTAACTAATTCAGCTCGTTCTTTTGATTTTTTGTCTTTCTGAATCTTCATCATGATTTTCTTGAGGATGATGTCACTGTATTGTGTAATGAGATCCATTATCTCTCCTCCACATACCTAAACTGTCGTCCTTTTGAATCAATCCATAAGCTCCTAGCTCTATCCCAGATAATGTTTTTGCTTAATCCAGTAATTTCAGATAACTGTTCAGCTGTACCTGTTACTAGAATTCGATCACCATGCCAGATTGCAATTTTTCTCGGCGTTTTCCGTTTAGGCTTTTCAGTCCACATTGATTTACCGAGCTTTTGGACTTCTGCAACTATTTCTTTGTCTTCCTGCCAAGATTCTNNGACTTGGTTAATTCAGCAATTCGTTTCATTGTCGCTTTCTTATCCACGCTCATTCCTCCAATCTACGAATTTCCCTTCTTAAGTTCTCTATGTGCAAATCGATTGCCTTTCTCGCCGTTTCATTGACCATCACTGCCTTTGTTCGTTCTAGATCGTCAATTTCACGCTGAATGTTTCGAATACGCATTTGAATCACTTCTTCTGTTGTCATGATGGACCACCTCGTTAAAAACGCTCTTCCTTGAACGTATTCCGATATTTTTTAGCTAATATCAACGGCGCTTGATATTGATGACAGAACAACTTTGCCTTGATCTTAAAGTCTTTTGTCTGCATTCCTTTGACATCTACGACTTTGACAAGTTTGCCGTTTTTATAAAATGTGAAGTCGGGAATATACTCGATCTTGCGATACTTTTTTCCATCTAGTTCAAATTTCGGCATCAGCTCAAATCTTTCCTGAAGTTTTACTTTCCAGCCGTTCGCTTCTGCTTGCCACAAGGCTAAATCGTAATACTCTGCTTCCGCGATAGAATCAAACTTGATACCTCGATGAACAGTTTTCTTATTACGGTATTTATTCATGCGATACTACCTTTCACTGGTTTTATGCGCTTGTCTGCTGTTTGTTGGAATTTCAGCGCATAACCTTCTGAATTCTTAAATATTCTAGAAACAATTCTTTCGCCGTAGGCTTCTCTTAGTTCAGGACCGGATAAGTTTGTTGTGATGATCGTTGCCTTGTTCTGTCTGGCTTCTAAGAGCGTGTTTAACGTGTTGTTTGTAAACTGCCTACTATTTGATACCCCGCTACCTAATTCAGCTCCAATATCGTCAAAAACCACCAAATCAGTTGTTTTGATATCGGCTATAAGCGATCCTTCAATTTCTTTTCTCAGTTCAGCATTGTTATAAGAAAACTTTATTTGCTCTAATAACTCTTGATAGCTTATAAAAAGTATTTTCTTGTCATAATTTGAGCGCTCAAGTATTTCCCAAGCTGTCGCCATTGACAAGTGGCTTTTTCCGCTTCCTGATTTCCCTGATAGAATGAAATGTGCAGGATGGTTCAGTAAGACATCATTTACAAAGCTTTTAGCTCTTTCTAAAGCAATTTTCGTTTCTTGGTCCACTACGTGATAATTCTCCATTTTGCATTTAAACAAAGTTTTATCTGTTAATACCGAACCATTTTGAAAAAAACTCAACGCTCGTGCTTTTAAGCTGTCGTTATATATCCGTTCGGTCTGTATATCCTCTTTCACACGTAACGCTTTATAACCACAACTCATGCATGTTGGTTTACAACGTTCTGAACCATCCTTATTTTTAGCTCGCCAACTATACAAAGGTTCGCTACATTCTGGACATTTCCCGCTTTGCACTAATACTCTTCTTATTAGTTTCTCCATAGCATTTGCTAGGCTTTCCATGTGATGCATCTCCTTTTTAAATTGGCAAGTCGTCATATTCACTAGGATTGCTGTACTGTAGTTTTTGACTTTGCTTTTTATGATTATTCTTGTCTGCTTTGATTTCGAATTTGAGCTTCTCAAATTTTTCTCTCAATTTCTTAGCACTTCTAATATTTCCAAACCAAAATTCATTTGTAGGTAGCCAATTGATCACATACTCAATCGCTTCTATAGACGCTTTATCTCTTTCTTCCATCAACCTGATTGTGTCTGCCCATTTTTCGATATCTACTTTGTTCATTTCTTTTGGAAAATCTTCAGTTAAATTACTTTGCAATTTTTTAGCAAGGCGTAAGTGTTCGTCAGAATACTTACCTTTCTTTTCTTCTTTATCTATATCTATATCTTTCTCTATCTCTATCTCTAACTCTGGTGTAGTTTTGTCTGGACATTTGTCCGACACTTGTCCTCCAGTTATTAAATTCCGTTTTGCCTCTTCTATTTTCTTTCTGTATTCTCTTTTTCTATCTGCTTCAGTTGAGGATTTTCCAATGAAACTTTGTATATCAGACATATAAATTGCTCCGTTATCTAATACGTCAATAAGCTGCAAATCACGGAAAATTTGTACCGCTTTTTCTACGACTCCTACAGAATGTCTTGTAATAGTTGCGAGCATTGTAGAGTTAAATGGAATCCTGTCATTAAACATCAACTTACCTTCGTGTTTTAGACTTCTTAAATAAAGTTTGAGAAGAATATTAGAATAAATATAGCCATCTGGCATACTTTCTAAGAGAACCATCTCGTCACTATCGAAAAAATTCTCTTTTAGTTTTAAATAGTAGTAGCGTTTGTTGTCAGACAATATTTTTTACCCTCCTATTCTAAGTTTCTTAATTGTTTCCTGGTTTAACTTGATCCCTTTGATTTGATATTTATTTTTGAAATTGATCACACCTATATTGTGTTTCTCCGTGTGATGAATCCTGCAGAGTGCTGCAAATGTGTACTCTGAATGATCAACTTCTTTGCGCTTTCGTCTTCCTAGCGCTTTGTCAAAGTGATCGATGTCAGCTCCTGTTTTGCCACAGATGCAGCAGACTCTTTTTGTGATGCATTTGTAGAAGTAATATTCTTGATTCGCTGGTAAAATCTCATAGCCTTCTTTGAAAGGAATATGATGTTCAAAGATGAAATCTAAGATGATATTTGCTAAGACATTAGCATCACTCACAGTTGTATTCGATTCGTCTTTGAGGCTTATTTTGCGCCCTGTGACGCCTTCAAAACGGAAGTAAAAGAATTCCTTCCAGAAGTCCGTTGGCATGCCTGTATCGATGAAAATATCGCCTATCAGCGCATAGATGAAGTTTCGTTGCTGCACAGTAAATCGACGTGGATCAATAAATCGAACTTCAATAATCCGATCGCCATCATATCCGTCATACATCGTCTTTAGTCGATCAATGTTCACTTCTTCATTGATCGTTGCACCTATGTCTTTTCCTTTGAACTTTTTCAGAACCGCTGAATATGAATCGATCAATGGTTTAAACACTCATATCACTTCTCTTTTGTTTCTTCTCTGTACTGATCTTCAATCCAGTTAACGCCTCGTTTTAGAATGCCCAAGTCTCTCTTGGTCCATTTACTGTCATCAGCGGTTATAGAAGCCGCATCAGTCAATGCAACAATTGCTTCATCAATTGATTTTTCGTACTTGTTAGCAACCAGTTGTAAAGCATCCAAGAATAGCTTTTTGCTTCTTTGAGTAGCTGGTTCAAGCATCGAGACATCTTCTGGCATATCTTCGCCAGCAAATATATATAGCCCTAGCCCAAACATTGCTAGATTTTTTACAAGACAGCGCATGATCGTTTTGTTGATATCAAACATAGTTGCTGCTTCAACTCGCTTTTCGATTTTTCCAACAATCTCTTTTTTCTTCGTTTCGTTATTCCACTGATAATCATTGACTTCGTAGGTATATGGCTCATCTTTCATTGCCTTGTTTGCACCATCCATGACTGGTAACCACATGTCACGCTTTACTCCGTTGACTGTGATACTGGTAAAAACCATATAGCCTGTTTTCTTATCAAAGACATACGGCAGATATGTTTCTGGATCATGATAGATTTCATAATCTACTGCCTCACACACTTTGCTAACTTCTGCCCAAGCCCATGCCCACGAAAGATAAGTGAGGTTATTTCGTTTTTCAGTAACATCTTTCACATTTATTTTGTATAAGGTATTAAAAAGCGTATTATCACTTCTATTTTTCAAAGGTTGTTCCTTTTCACTCATCAAATTCTGCCTCCATTTCAGCAATGTATTTCTTACCTGATCCGTAATAAGAGATATCAATCAAGTTATCTCTGTCATACTCTTCTAGCGCATCAATCAAGCCATCTTCGATGACATAGATATATTCAGTTTTTTTGGACTTCCTCGATAAATGGATAAGATAGACATGATCCCAAATACTCACAAAATTTCCCAAATCGTCTTGATCACATGCTAGTTCTTCATCCGTCAAAAGATTACGTCTGATTTTTCGATTGCTTGTTTCCTTGATATTCGATTTGCCCCAACTAGGATCAGTCAAATATTGATCTAGAGTGGAAAGTTCTTTTTTCATGTGGTAACATCTCCTTAGATGTATTTTCTTTGTGACTCATTGCTTTGGTCGGCTGAGTCACTTTTTTATTTGTTGCCATGCTTTTTGCTTATCAATATGTTGTTGGCTTAGGATGTTTGGTTTATTGTGTCTCCACCAGCGATTAGCAATTATTACGCCTATTTTTAGCGCTTCAGCTCTATTCATCCTCTAACAACTCCATTTGCTTAATAATTGTCATCGTCGCTGTAGAAGGCATCCAATTGTTAATAAAATCGATAACATCATCGAACTGTTTTGCCTTGATACGATTTCTAGCTACTGCTCCAGTGATTCGCTTAATTCCGCCATTCAAGTCTTTAAACAATTCTGCTTTTGCTTTGCTATTTAAATGCTGCTGATTACAAATAACTCTAATTTTGTTGCGAACCATATTAGAAATTGTTCGGTAATCTGGTTCAGCTAGAAGTTGATTGTTCTTCAAATCGTTTAAATCAGACTCGATAGCGTCTACTCTTTCATTCGTTTCTTCGTTTGCAGCTAGAGCAAGTAATGCCATTTCTCGTTTAGTTGCTGGAATTGATGGCAATTGGTCTTTTAATTCTTTTTCCATCTTGTTGAAGGCCTCAATATATTGAAGTTTAAAACTTAAAGCTTTCTTACCAGTGAAGCCCATTGCTAATAGAGAGAAGCCGTCTCTATTCATATAAATAATTCGGTATGATTGTTTATTTTGAGGATGAACATAAGTATCTTCCCAAAATAGGTCTGCCCAATTTTCGGCAACCCCCTCTTTTAGTTCATCAATAGCCGTCAAAACATGTCTGTGCTTTTTATCGAAGCTTTCTGCAACTTGTAAGCTCGTAGTCACAGCTTCTTTATTTTTCAAAATTACTAATTCTTGCATTATTTCTTCTCTCCTTTTTGATATAATTCTGGTGGGGTGAAAACATGAGCAGAAAAATTGATAATATAATATTGTTAACAACTATTTTTTATTTAGTAATCGGAGCAACTCTTTCCTTACTGTCATTTTTGTCCAACAGTAGTTTGATTGTGTTAAATCAAAAAAGCATATTAACAGAATTTGCCCACATAGATTACTTCTCTTTTTTTAAAACTGGACTAATATGTTTATTTCTATCTTCATTTATCCTCTATATAGGAACTACATTTTGTCTAATGGTGCTTAATTTAAAAATGTTTATAATTGAAAAATGGATAGTTATTATCGCAAAGATTTTCTCATCGATATCAATTATCATTCCAATGACATTGACGTTTTCTA